AGCTAAATTTAATTTAGATGACTACGAACTCGTAGAAGATAGAATAGAAAAATTCTGGAAAGATAATCCAGATGGAAAAATCCATACAAACATTGTTGAAAATCTAGAAGATGGAACAATGGTCATTATACACGCGTCAATCTACGAACATAAAGATGATGCAGAACCAAAGGCTACAGGTATAGCACAAGAATACAAAGGTGTAGGATTTGCTAATACCACGTCATGGGTAGAGAACTGTGAAACCTCTGCCATTGGACGCGCGTTAGCTAACTGGAAATATAAGGGTAATAAAAAAGCTAGACCAAGTAGGGAAGAGATGCAGAAAGTTGCGTCTGCAGAAAGCTCTGAATCAGCGCCACAATCTGCGCCTAAAAAAAAACCTGAACCAGTCAATGAATCTAATGAAAATCCCGTAGAGATTTTACAAGATGCAGGCTTTGGTGAAGCAAAAGATAAACACCCAAACGGTGCAAAAGCTATTGATGAGTTTGGTTTAATATGCCCTTGTGGTTCAGCTAAGAGAGTTAAGCATTACACAAAAGAAGAGAAAACAAAACCTAGAAGTCCTGACTTTAGATGTCAAGCATTTGGAGATTGTACTGCAGGAGATACAGTTGATGGAAAAGTGTTTGCTAAGTCTTGGTGGTTAGATGGAAAAGATACACCAAAGAGTTGGAAAGATTACGCAGCAGCTAAAAATGGTATAAAACTACCAGACCCTAAAACATTAGATGAGGGAGACCTACCTTTTTAATCAGGCAACAGCCAGGGTAGAAAGGAGTAACACCCCTAGTGTTGCCTTAGAATTATTTACTAATTTGTTTTTTAGCGTATTCTTTTACAACAACTAGAGCTGCACCACCACCTGCAATAGCTGCAAGTTCGATTGCATTTGCGTCAACACCAACTAACGGGCTTACCACTAATGCACCTATGAATGCTTCGATGAACGTCCATATGGTTTTCTCTAGCATGTCTTTTAATGAATCACTCATTTTATAACTCCATGCTTCGTTCCAAGGTGTCCACCCCACATCTTTCTTAAATGTGCCGTCCTGGTTTCTTTGTCTTTTATTTTTTTCAAATAAGTCTGACATTATATTATCCTTCTATTTTCTAGTTTAGCATTTAATATTTTGATATCTCCACTTATCTCTTGTAGTTTTTCAAAGGTATCACCACCACTTTCTTTATTTAAAAGCGCGTCAATAGTTGTATATTCAATAGAAACTTTCTTACCTTGTAGTAATTGGTTAGCTACTTTTGCATACATTTTTTTATAAGCTACTGTACTGCTACCAATAAAACCATCTTTCGATACTTCTAAGTCTTGCTGTGTTTCTCCAACTATAAGACAACCAGATGTATGTTCATCAGTGTTACCTGTATGGATTAAGATATACGTAAAGTTTGGTACATCTTGTATATGTAACATACCATAGTGTGCATTCTTATATCTTTCTGAATACTTAGCATGAAAGCCACCTGTCTTTCTAAATTCAATATCATATGTGCCTTCTGGTATGCAAGTTTCATGCATAACTTTTACTGCTTGATATTGGTCTTCAAGTGTATAGCATTCAAAGATGCCATCTATAAATAACAATCCATTGGTAGCATCTGTACCGAATTGTGTTCTAACAACTGTTAGTTTCATTTCTTCTCCTATCTACTTGGATATTTACAATTACATATTGTTATATTTGTATATCCATTCTTTCCTTTAAATGTGCTGCAAGTATTGCTTAGTTCTTCATCTAAATCATCAACTAACGGGTCATCAAACCACATTATTTTCTAAACCCAATAGTTAACAACCATATGCCTAAAGTAATTAATGTTGCTAATCCTGTAATCTGCTGCGCAGAACCAGTAAGAGTTAGAGTTGCAATAACTAAACCAACCAAAGTCCAACTAAGGTTTAAAGTTTCTTTTATAGCTTCTACTAACCATGCCCACAACTTCTTTATCATATTGTTCTCCTAAACATAAAAGCTGCCATACTAGCTATTCTAGTCAAAATAACTGGTACCACCACCTCTTGCGCTTTTTCTTTTTGGTCTTGTGTCATATCATCTCCTATGTTTCCTATGGTTATTTCAGAAAAATCTACGTCAACCAAAGTTTCTATAGGATTTTCTATAAATGTTTCAAACTGTACTTCTGTAACAACATCAGCAAGTGTATAGTTTTCTACGTTTGCATTCTCTACAGCTCGCTCAACATACTCTTCAACAGCTTCTGCAACTACCTCATCTTCTTTTACAGCCTCTGCAATAATCTCTACGTCATCAGCTTGTACCTGTAACACTTCGGCAACAACCTCAACTTGTTCTTCTGTAAGTTCTTCTATATCTTCTATAGCTTCTTCAACCACTGCTTGAACAACTTCTTGTACCTCTTCAGATGCCTGGTCTAAGTTTTGAACACCTACGTCATTTACTTCTTCAAGAACTTCTACAACTTCTTCGGTGTCGAGTTCTTGCACATATACTTCAATGGCTTCTTCAACTTCTTCATCTGATAAATCTTCTTCTATCTCTATCTCTATAACTTCTTCTATCTCTGCAACCTCTTCTTCAACCATCTCTTCAGTAAGTATCTCCTCCACCTCTTCGGTAATATCCTCCAATGGTTGAACTTCAGGTTCTTCAACGTCATCTCTTCGTATATCTTTTTCATTTGGCTCATCTTCTATCTCCTCAAATTCTGTATCCCAATCATCAATATCTATATCTTCAATATCTATATCTTCTATATCCTCTATTATTATAATCTCTACCTCTTCAAACTCTTCCAAAAACTCTTCGACCTCAATGATTGTGTCAATAAACTCTTCAAGTTCTTCTTCATCTTCAAATGTAAATATTTCAATCTCTTCTTCAAGCTCAAGTTTTTTAGTTTCTCTTTCAATCTCTTCTTCAGTAAACTCAACTTCCATAGTTTCAGGTACATCAACATCATCAAAAAACTCTTCTCCGAGTTCTCCCATGTCTTCTTCTTCAATGATTTCAATATCATATTGTTCTAAATCTCCTCTTTCAATTTGTTCATCAGTTAACTCTACACCATATATCTCTAAATTTTTCTTTCTTTGATTATCTCTTTCAACGGTTCCGTCATCTATTTCATGTTGTTCGTATTCAGCTTCTTCACCATTGTCAAGAATAACTACAAAAGTTTCAGGCTCTGGGGGTGGAGGCGGTATATAAACCTCTGGCTCTGGCTCAGGTTCTGGAGGTGGCGGTAATGTAGTAGTTGTTGTTGTAGGTTGTATATATTTAAATGATATATTATCTAACAAAGACCAATCATTTATTGTTATAGTAAAACTTTCAATAAACGTTTCTAGAGTATCATATATGTTATACACCACATCTTCAAACATATTTTCTATATCTGTATTATCTTGACCTTCGAGAACATTTTCTTGTGTAGTTTCATCAGTGTGTGTATATGTAACTGTACCGTCATTATTTAATGCACCAATTCTAAAACCTACTTCGTATATATCTATTTGTAGTTCTTCTTCATCTACTGTTGTTGTTTCAGGTAAAGTAAACGTATAGTCATTACTATCATTTCCATGTTGGAAATAATGTAAGTTCATATGAAAGTCTTCCATACCACAACAATTCCAATTACCATTGCTGTGTTTATCGTCTATTTGTATATTATTTTCTACCTCATTACCCTGACTGTCTAGCTCATCTTCAGGAATAATTATGTCTGTAGTCTGTTCATATGTTTCAGGAACAGTTGTTGTTGTAGTAGTTGTAGTAGTGTTGTCTTCTGGAACTGTTGTAGTCGTAGTTGTTTCTTCAGGACCATCAAATGTTTCTATTTCTTCTACTTCTCCTGGGATAGTCGTAGTAGTAGTATCAGGTACAGTAGTGGTAGTAGTAGTTGTATTATTATCTGTCTCATTAGCTAAAGCCGATAAAGGCATAACAATGAGTGATAATACTAACCCCCATTGCAGCAGCCGTGTCCGCAGCATTCCATATAACCTCCTACATTAGTGCGTTGACTAACACCACCAATGCAGACCCTGCAACTAACCAACCGCTTAGTTCTTGCCTTGAAATCTTTGTGTTTACTTTCTCGTGAAGTAAATCAATCCTCTCATTTGTCTTTTCTTGTGTTTCTATGATTATGTTTAAAAGCTCCTTATTTGTATAACCATTACCATTCATGTTATCCAATCCCAATCCTCTTCTTGATAGTTCTCAGGTACATTAGGCACAGCAAATTTATCCAACCAAACTAAAAAGTTTTTAATAAAGTATCCTAATATAAATCCGATTACATAATCCATCGTAGGATTATATCACAAAATTACTCGTCTATAACCCATTCATTATTTTCGGAATCGTAAGATGCGGTATAACTTAAATCCCAACCTGTAGTGTTATCTGCTTGGTAAGCATCTTCATTCCATTCATAGAATTTTTTAGGTGCAGAAGTATCAGCACCATCATGGTTATTATCACTTGGATAAGCTAATGGATAATCCCAACTAGCTGTTGAATCATTAAATACTGAGCTAGGATATGGTTTTTCTTTTATAAAAATATCTTTTGAACTATCATAAGTATCACCTTTACCTGCATAATTACCTCTAAAAGCAGTGCCTCCTAATAAATGTGTATTAGATTGTGTATTGTAAGAAGTTCTTTTACAGGCATCTTGTCCTGGTCTTTTTGTTAAATAATATTCTTCCCAATCAGCAAATCCATCAGGAGCTGTTTCGGTTTCATCTCTACCAGTAATTACTTCTGTTACTATGTTGTCTTTTATAAATGCGTAATGTGCCATATCTATCTCCTATTATATCAACTAAATGTAATTGTATCTGTTCCTGCGGTAAATGTTGTTACTTTACTATCTCCATCTGTAGCTGTAGAAGATGTTAAACCACTACCCACAGTTATTGAATTACCTGCAGGGTATCTAAGAATTACTACTCCACTACCACCTGCTCTACTTGTGTTACCACCACCACCTGCATTACCACCATTTCCTAAATTTGCAGTTACTGCTGCACCTGCACCTGAGTTACCAGTGCTATTCCCAAACTTTGTTCCTCTGACACCACCAGTTCCATAAGTTACTGCTGAACCTGTTATTGATGATGAAACACCTGTTCCACCTGAACCATAACCACCAACAGCACCTGCACCGCCACCGCCACCGCCTTGATGATTACTGGCATCTGAACTGTTACCTGCTACTCCTGCAAAACCTTGATTAGTTGTTCCTGCACCTGCACCACCTGATGCGTGTCCTCCACCACCGCCTGAACCACCTGCACCACCTGTGCCACCACTTTGATTATTAGAATTAGCACCTAAACCTCCGCCTTCTGAAGTAATTGTAGAAAATACAGAATCAGCACCTTTATTACCTGTAGCACCACCTGCACCTACTGTTACTGTATATGTAGTACCATCACCTGGAGTAATTGTAATTGGAGTCTCAGTAGAACCTCCACCGCCTGATGTTTCTGATGCAAATGAGTTTCTTAAACCACCTGCACCACCTCCACCTGGAGCATCATTACCAGTACCTGAACCACCACCACCTGCTACAACAAGATAACTAATAACTGCAGTTTGTAAAGTCCATTTACTTTGATTAAGTAAATCAACAACATCATTTACTTCAAAGACACCTGAATTAGAACCTGATGCTTGTGTAGGTCCATCTTGTATATATCCATATTCGTTTGATTTACTCATTATGAAAAACTCACTGTATCTGTACCTGCGGTAAATGTAGTAACTTTATCTGAGCCATCTGTTGCAGTGCTTGATGTTAAACCACTTTCTACAGTTATGGTTACAGTATTTGGATAGCGAACAATAACAACACCGCTACCACCTGCACCACCATTGTTAGAATCTCCTCCACCGCCACCACCACCACCAGTGTTAGCTGTGCCTGAACCACCTGTTCCAGTTCTACTACCTGCTCCTCCACCACCTGAACCTGCTGAACCACCATTTCCTGCACCACCAAATGCTGATGCACCACCACCTCCACCGCCACCTCTTGTGACAGCAGAGCCAGTTATTGATGAAGATAAACCTGCTTTTCCTGGACCACCAACATTATCAGAAATTGAGTTGTCTGCATCTCCTGATGCACCACCTCCACCACCGCCAAGTGTAAATCCATCAGTGTGACCACCACGACCACCATTTCCACCTTGATTTGCTGTTCCAGTACCACCATCATGTCTGTTACCACCAGAACCTCTACCTCCACCACCAGAGCCTCCATCTCCTCCAGTGTTAAATGTTCCACCTAGCCCACCACCTACTGTAGAAATTGAACCTAATACACTGCTATTACCTTGTGTTGCTCCTGATGCCTCAGATGAACCTGCTGTACCTCCTGCTCCAACTGTAATTGTAATGTTTTCGTTAAAATTTAAAGTTATTGGAGTTTCAGTAGAGCTGCTATCTCCTGAAGTTTCTGATGCGTATGAGTTTCTATAACCTCCTGCACCACCACCTGGACCTCCACTACCATGAGCACCACCACCGCCACCTGCAATAACTAAATATGAAGCAGTAAATGATTGTAATGGATATATGCTTTGGTCTAAAGCATTAGCGACATCATTAACAGAAAATACACCACTAGATGATGAGCTTGATTGAGTAGGTCTTGCACCTATGTATCCGAATTTACCCACAGGTACTCCTTACTATGAAATTTCTAATACAGAAACAAATGCCTCTAAATCACCTGATGCAGCACCACCTGTGAGGTCAATCTTGT